TTAAAGTAATCTGTTTGTACTAACCATGCATAGATGACTAAACACATAGCAAGGTCATCATGACATCCTTCTTCTGCTTCAAATGAATTACTCTTCTGAATGAATGTAGTTAATTCACTCATAATATCATAATCACATGTCAACAACTTATCTGATTCAATAAGAGTCTTTAAATTAAGTGCTCCTACTTTCTTAACAGTCTTAGACATCTTGACTCCAAGTTGAGTCTTCTTACCAGAAAATCCTTGACCAACAACTTGTCCTGCTCTTCCTCTCATAGAGCACATAAGAATATTTTTATATTCCATATCATAATTTAATATAGATGCTACTTGATCACCTATATCATTCACCTCACACATTATAAATGCCTCATTATAACTCTTTCCAACCTCTTCAATAATACTTGGAAAAAGCATTGGTTTAATTTCGTTATTCTTATATTTTGCTACAACAGAATGAGGGAATTCTGAAATATCAATTACCACAAAAGCAGAATAATCTTTATTTACACCTCGTGCCACATCTACAGTCATAACATAATCATGACCTTTCTGTGGATCAACATATACATCTAAACCGGCACTTCTCTTTTCAGGTTCCTGATAAATCATGCTCCTTAATTTACTAGGAGCAATAAGAGTATCAACAGATCCTAAGAACTCGCATTCAAACTCAATCTTAAATTGTTGTTCTGATGTGTTTGCAATAGTCTGTTCTTTCCATACTTCATCTCTTCCAGGAACTTGAGACCAATGGACATCAGTAGGTACATATTGGTTTTTACCTCTTTCTGCATCATGCCAATACCTATAAAAATGGTTCATCCCGTGAGGGGTAGAAACCATTATTACTTTCGTACTTTGACCAGAAGTAATAGTAGGATAAACACTAGCAAAGAAGGAATCGGCGATATGATTGGGAACAAAAGCAAATTCGTCCAAGAAAAGGATATTGAAAGACATACCCCTAACAGCACTAGCAGAAGTAGAGGCTGCCAAGATTTTACTACCATTTTCTAACTCCAACGAACCTTTATTCCAGGATACAATTCCTTGCTGCATCCATTTAGGTAAATTCTCATATGCAGTCTGCAACCTACCTAAAAGGTCTCTAGCAGTTGCTGCTTTGTTAGCAAGAATACCAATATTAACATTATCATTGAATACAGCATAATGTAAAAGATATGATACAGACGTAGTAGACTTACCAGTCTGTCGTGGCATCTTACATATATTAAATCTATTCTCGTGAAATCTTCGGATTAATGTCTCTTGGAAATCATAAGGTTTAAATGGCACAAGACCTTCATCCAAAGAAACAATCTTTACATGTTCTTTAGCAAAATAAACAGGATCATTTTTACAAGCAACAAATTCAAGAATTTGCTCTTTAGTAAATTCTTGCCTAACGTTGGCTTTCTTTAGATTCGGATTACCTAGATATATGTCATCAGTAATTGGCATAATAAAATATTCCTTTAATTAATCTCCTACTTGTAAAAAAGGTTCTCCTGGTTCTGGATCAGATTCTACAAAATTACCAACTTTAGCACCTGGATAAACCTTTTGTATTTGACTATTTACTTCTTCTCTGGTTGGTTTTCTTGTCCTACTTTGAGGGAAGAATAATTTTAGTGATATTCCCCTTCCTCTCCAAGTTAGATAAACATCAATAATACTTCCATTCACTGCAGGAAGTTTTACCTTCTCAGTCAATTCCTTCCATTTAACTGGTGAATCAGGAACCTTCATTGGTTCTGGTTTAATAATATCAACTATTTCATGCGCTACCTTTCCATCAGCACCTAAAAGTTCTACACTTTCACGAGGATTGTCTGGTGTTTTATGTTTCCAATTTCTATTATATTCTTCACTTTTTTTGTCAGGAATAGCATCTATTGCTTTCTTCTTCTGTCGTTTTGAACCAGCATAGGCATTTCCAAAAAGATTATTATCCTGCATAGGAGTAATCTTTGCTTCATTCTTCAATCCTGCTTCATAACCTTTCTTAACCTCAGCACCAACCCTTCCTACTGCCTGAGCACCCTTCTTAACACCTTTTCTAATTCTATCTGCTAGACCAGTTTTAAATTGGGTTCCTTTTTTCTTAATCGCTTTACCAGCACCAACAACAGCATCTCTTTCACTTTTTGCTTTTCTGACTACATGACCAGCAACCTTTCCAACACCTCTAGCAACTTTTTTAACAGTATCTTTAGCCTTTTCCCTATCATCAATACCTATAGGATTAGGTCTTATATTTTCCTTTCTACCAGTACCCTCTCCTCTATAAGGCTCTTCGGTTAGATCTTCTTCTTTAGTAACAACTTTATCACCTACCTTTATATTATTTTCCATAAACCATCCTCTATTCACTTCTAGTGCGTATAAAATTTCCCCCTCAGAATAAACTGGTTTTAATGTGTATGGATTTAACTCTTTTATACTTTCAATAGTTCCATCCTCTTTAATGAAAGCAATATCAAGAGGAATTTTGGTATCCTTCATATGGAAAGATTGTTGTGATACCTCATCAAACTTAAAAAGCATCCCACTATTTTCATCCAGACTTTCTCTGAACATCAAACCCAAATTAAATTCTGTAGAATTCTTTGGTATCTCAATATTAAGTGGTAAAGTGATTTGTTCTTTCATTGATTTCTTCTTTTTCTTTGCTGCCTGTTGTTTCATCAAATCTTTATAATCAACTTCAACTTGCCGTGCTCTTGCTCTATCTACATTTTTAGGTTTATTGCTAAAAGAAAGTACCGTTGCCTTTTCTAATCTCTTAGCATCACTTGTACTGATACCTTCTTCAATATTATGATGACTCTCACCACATTCTATACAAGGATCTTGTCCACAATCCTCACACTTACATTCTTCTTCACCAATTAGTTTTGGTCCACCTGCTTTCTTTTCTGCAGCAGCCTTCTCATTAGGATTGGTATTACCTTTTGCAAGATTACGGATTTTTGCTTTCTTTGATGCTTTCTTGTGCTCTCCCGAATCTATTGTAAAACCTACACTCTCATTCTTTTCATCTTTATCTTTATACTTCTCATACTTCTCATCAGTACCAGGTTTGTAATGTGGTTTAGCACCTTTCTTCTTCATAGACCACATCAACTTAAACATACTAGCAACCTTGTCCTTCTTGGTCTTATCACCAGGAAGTCCTTTAAATCTACCATCATCTAGTGCTCTCTTAAATGCAGCAGAACTTCCACCAATCTTTGACTTAGGTTTCCAAGGTTTAGTCTTTTCTTTCTCTGCCTTGGTATGGCCCCATCCAGGAGGTGCTACTTCCTTAACATCACTAACTTGACCTGGGGTATACCTTCCTTTAGTTCTCTTATCATGCCACTCAATACTTTTCTTCTGCTGTGTAGCATAATCTTTTGGGTCTAAAGTATTCTTTCTAATCTTTCCACTTTTCTTATCAGCAGCACGTTCTTTTGCACCCTCTTTTCTAGACTCAGTATCCTGGCCTTTTACTGCCTCATTAAAATTTTTAAATGATTTCATGGGTGAACGCAGGTCTCCTGATGTATTTATCCTTTTGCGCTCTCATCTGACAATGGTGCACCTGGACCCCATGCTTCTGCTTGAGTAGTAGACATTCCATGACACACAGTATACTCATCTTGTCCACCAGGTTCATTTAAAACTGCAGGATTGCTTCCTACCTGCTTACATTCTTCCTTATGATCCATTATTAAGCACCTCCGCCACCATTACCACCCCCATTACCACCGCCAGAAGAATGACCGGAGCCACCATTGCCATTACCACTTCCATTACCGTTATTGGACCCATTACCGTTGCCATTTCCATTACCATTTCCATTACCATTCTTTTTGTCGTTTACTAACCAACCACCTCTTCCTACATGATATCCACTAGGAATAGGCATACATTTCTTTCTTTTAGTGCAGTAATATTTTCCTGGAGGACAGTCTTTCCCTGCAGGAGATGTATGTTCTGTAAATTGTTTGAAACTCTTCATTATCCTAATGCTATTGCAAGTCCGATTGATGCTTTATCTGCTAGTTTTGCTCCACCACTATCTTGCACTGTTACTGCACTAACAACACCAACCGCACCATATATTGTAACTCCGGTTCCAATATTTACATTATTATTATCACCATCAAGAGTAATAGATCCACTACCAACAGTTAATATACCTGTAATTCTTGCATCGCTAGTGACAAATAATCTATTGGCAGTAGCAACTCCACTTACATTCCAATTTCTTGCAGTTGCTTCATCATAAACAAGATCACCAGAAACATCCAAATCACCAGAAACTTCTACATCCTTAAAGTATGAAGTTCCAGTAGTATTAATGCCAGCTATGGAACTACTAGCTTCTCCAGGAACAAATAAGGATGAATCAGTATCCCATTTTAAAACATAACCGTCTGTCTGAATACCAGAACCAACAGCAACATCTTCCATTCTAGCAAGGAAGACTTCACCACCTCCACCAAAGGTTGCTAGTTGTTGCTGAACCCTATTAACGAATAATCTGTAATGTTCCGATAATTGTTCAATCGTTACATATCTCTTATCTAAAGGTGTTAATGGGTCAGAGTTATCTACATTTGGTGGAATATTTAAAAGACCTTCTGTAAGTAATTCAGTTTCCTTTTCATTAAACTTTTCAAGGACTTCTTCTAAATGTTGTATCTTTCCAGTGAGTTCCTTATTCTTCTGCTCTAATTCATTTACCTGCAATTCCTCTACAAGATCTTTAAATTCACCTTTAAGTGTTGAAATTGCCTTGTCAACATGTTTTTCATTTACAGTAAAATTAATCTCCAGTTCTTTAAACTGTTTAGATATAGTTTCTTCAAAAAGATCTACATTTGACTTTAAATCAGTATGATACTTAGAAGTACTTGTATCTAAATTCTCTTGTATTTCAAGTATTTCCTCAGAAAGACTATTCTCTAGTTTTGTAATTTTTGAAGCAAATTCTTTTAATTTCTTATCGTCTGCAAAAATTTTCTCATTGAATTCATCATTAAAAACCTCAGAAAGATTTTTTGAATCTTTTATTAGATGCTCTACTGTTGTGATTCTTTTAGACAGAATCTCCTCTATCTCACCACCTCTTTCATTAACTTCTTCTTGAATAGCAGTAAGACCTAAATCTAAAGTAGAAATTTTCTGATCTAAAGTGGATATATTCTCTTTTAATGATTCAGAAACCTTTCCTAATTCTTTTTCAGCACTTAACTTAGATTCTGCTAGATTTGTCTTATATTGCTTTATACTCTTTCTAATATCTTTAATATTATCTTTATAATCTTCCTGTACAGACCCCAACACGTCTTCAACTGATTTTTCAATCTCTTGTATTCTTTCTTCTGTCTTTACTTCTGTTTCAGCAAAGAATTTCTTATATTTGGGAAGTTCCTTTGTAAGTAAACTATTAACTTTACTCCCAATCCCTTGTACGTCTTCTTTTATCGATGAAAGACTTTCTTCATTAAGTGCTTCAACACCACCCGTGATAGTAGCAACTTCAGAATAAACATCCTTACTTAAATCATCAAAAGAATGCTTTACATCCTCTTTAAAGTCAATAAATCTACTATCAACCCTTCTTTCAGAATCTACAATCAATTTCTTATAAGAGGGTACTTCTTCACCTATAAACCCATTTACTGTTTCAGATAACTCAGAAAATTCCTTTTTTATTCCTAATAAAGTTTTAGAATTTACTGTCTTTACTTTATCCTGAACACTTCTTATTGATTCTTCTACAAATAATAAATGTGCCGTCATAGCACTATCAAGATCTTCTTTCTTGATAAGTTCTTGTATATCTCCTCTAATATCTTCTATACTTTCTGCTAAAGCATCTACCTTTTCTATATTTGATTCAAAAGTATCAAACTTATTTGTAAAATCAGATATAGATTGAACATGATTTAAATTTGTCTTAAATGCATTAAAAGCTCCAGAAATAGTTTCCACCTTTTCAGGTGTAGCACTTTCCTTAACTTCATCTAAAGAAGTATTGGGTTTTAGTGTGTAAAATTCCTTGGGCTTCTTGAGTGGCACCTAAAAATACTCCATCTACAATTATATTTATTTTAGCTCTTTTTAGCGTTTTCTCCTTTGATTAATTTTGCTAAATCTGCAGTAGATCCAACGAACAAAGCATTGTTAGTAACACTAGTAGGTCCTTGCTTTTCTTCTGCATTAACATCCTTCAATTTCTTCTGAAGATCCATTAGTTTATCGGTTGCATCAGAAACACTTTTAATAAGTTGTCCTGCAACTTCATATGCTCTAGGCATCTCACTTTCTTGTGCTAATTCAAGAATACCATCAATTGCTTCTTGTCCCTTTTCAATTATACTATAAAGATTACCTCTAGTATACTCATAATCTCTAGTAATTTCACTCTTAGTAAGTCTATCAGGTGGAGGATTAACTCTTTCAATAGACTTTTCTTCCTTTACTACCTCTGGAGTAATATTAAAAGTTTTATCTAATTTTTTATATTCATCAGTCATAACGATTAATCAATAAATCCAGTTGTTGTACCATCAAATCCAAAGTCATCTCCAAGTGGGATGAGAGGTGCATCATCTGCCTGTGTAATAGACTTGACAGGATCTCCTCTCAAATGAGAGCCAATAGGTGTACCATCCTTTCCTCTTTCAACTATTAGATCGTTACCATCTATTCTAGTAACATAGATCTCTTCACCGTCAATTTCATAGTAAGTACTAGTAGATATATTAGATGCATCATTAACTTTAACTTCAACATCTGCTGTACCAACATCTGCTGCCAAGTTTGTAATAACTGTTCCTGTATAACTCTTAACTGCTCTTGGTTGTACAGAGTAACGAAGATCTCTCTCTTTGCTTGTACCACCACCAGCAAGATAAGTAACAGTAGCCTTCCTGATGATATCCTTCGTAGCAGTAGAAACAGGACCAAATAGGTAAGTCTTTGCAGTAAATCTCATAGTATAAAGAAGTACTCTTCTAGTATTAAAGTCTCCTTCATAATCATCCTGCATTGTAATATTTTCTAAAACAATAGGAATATCTCTTTTCTCTTTAATAGCACCAACCAATTCTATAGTTAAATTATATGCTGGTTGAAAATAAGGCAAAATCTGTTCTGTGACTTGCAATGCATCATCGTTTAACTTACACATCAATGCCAATTCAAACTGCATATTATAAGGAACAGGCATATATGCCTTTTTGGATATTTCCCCAGTAGTAGGATCTTTTACTGTAAATTGCTGAGTAGTAGTAACTTTTCTGGTAGGATCATAAGTAAGTCCAGTAAACTCGAAAGACATTCTTGGTAAAGTAATGGCAGTCGCTTTATTAAGGTCTGGAGATTGAGTCAATCTTGCTAGGAATTTTTGAGTAGGTCCATATGCTAAAGGAACCCTTATCTCTTGATTATCAGTTTTAACAGAAATGCCATTAAATAGAGTACCAAATCCAATAATGGTCCTCCTTAGAATTTCGTTATAAAAATACTCAAACATTGTTATATTCCTAGTAAATTATATTTATGGTGTACCAAATGGGTTGGATTCTGTAAAGTCTAAAATAGAATCT